TTACGGGCCAACCCAATGTTGGACAACTTCCAACTCCGTCCTTATGTTAAAGACAAGAACTCGATTCGAATCCAAGACTTATAACAGTCCACCAGTAACATTGCTACCGGAAACGGCAGCTCTGAATTGGTATATTGCTACAGGTCATCCCGATTGGGCCTTACCTATTCTAGTACCCGAAAAGAATGGTGTTGTAACCAGACTCAAGGAGTACTTTAGAGGCGAGGCAGAGAAAGTGCGAGATCGTTGGAATCCTTGTGAACACTATAAGTGTTACTTTGATCCCGACGACACTAACATGATTCTCTATCCATGGAGTGCCTTAACCTATTCCGGTGAACGGATGTGGAAAGGCGGCGGCCAGACACGGAATCTGGTCACCACTGTCTATGACTATATGAGCTCATTCGTGAGCACAGAGCCGTTATACGTAGAACGTGAAGATGGTGGTTTCGTACCGCCTCCTCCGGGTCTAACGACATTGATTCAACGTAGTTTAAATACTATGTTGCCTCATGTCAAGTCCAATCTATCGTTGATCAACTCTATTATTGAGCTGAAAGACTTTAGATCTCTACCTCGGACGCTCGGGAATATCTCTAACTTAACAGACCGTGTTAAAGCAGCTTTCGGGCTGCTTAAGCATTGGCGAGTTAAGAAAGGGACAATCCGTCGTTCTTTTAGTTTGAACGCCGGACCTACCCTGGGCGAAGTCATAAAGGGAGGCGCTGATCTATATCTGCAATCGCAGTTTAATATCGGTCCTCTTCTTTCCGACATCGGTGGTATTTATACCACCGTTGTTCGTACCGAAAAGGTCATTCGTGACCTTATCGCACGTCAGGGCAAACGTCAGAAGAAGCATTTTCGCTTCGTCTGGCAACCATATCCTGAAGTTCAGTCTTACGACGAGATAATCCATCCTGAAGATCAAAACCTCTATACTAATGGAGGTGAGATCATCGGGGGTGGACCAATCGCCGGTGGACTTTTGAACACCAAGATTCCGGTTTCGTTTGCTACATTTCATGCTGAGATCGAGTATAATTATAATTATACTCGGCTCCAGGTCGAGCACGCTCGACTGCTTGGCATACTGGACGCTCTTGGGGTTAACCTTAACCCTGCGATTATCTGGAATGCCTTACCATGGACCTTTGTCGTGGATTGGGTTCTTGGCGTAAGCCAATGGCTTGACTCACGGAAAGTTCTCAACTTGAGACCTGAGATTAACATAACGCGCTTCCTTTGGTCGTGGAAGTATGATCGTAAACTTGTGCGTAGCTTTAGAAGCTACCAACACGCATATTACGATGTAACCGCCATAACTGAGCGGAAGCTACCTACAGTTTATGAATCGGCTTACCGCCGAGACTGTAAACTGCCGGACCTAACCTCGATCATATCGAGTGGTTTATCCCTCAAAGAGATAAGCCTTGGTGCTAGCCTCGCAATTACGCGTGGAAAACACCGATATAACCGTGGGCGATGAGCTCACAAAGCAGAAAGACAGTATGACCTCGTATCAAAGAACTGAACTAGAACAATACCTAATACAATATACTACTTCTTATTTTCGCACCCCCAAAGGGTGCGGCAATCTTTGGTTGTATATCCTACACACAGTGGATGAAGACTCTTCGTCTCCAACCGGAATGTGTTTCTATGCTAACGTCAGGCGTTTCGACGAATTCGTCGATTGGCTTGATTATAAGCATATCAAAGCTACTATAGGGGAAACCCTAATTGCTTGGGAGATGTTGCGCGTTTTAATGAAAAACGACGACGACATATGTGATTGGTGTATTCTGGTTGAGATTCCCTTAACGAGGCCCATACATCGATCTGTCACTAAGCATGTTAACGAACACCCTTAATACCAACGAAGTAAAGAATGCGGCTGGAACTGAAGAGGAATTTACACGCCTCTCCATTGAAGCCCGCAGTACCATCTTTGCTCGAATTAACGAGACCCCGTCTCTACCCCATAGGTTGACGATCTCTCACACAGAGTCCGGCACCGGCGTTAACAAACGCCGCCGGTCTGTGGTCCGCGTGGATAAAACCATCGCGGGTCAGATCGACACCACTCAGCCCATGCGCGCTAGCGTTTATTGCGTCGCAGACCTTCCCGTAGGGAATCAGTCTACGACTGCTTTAAGCGCCGACGTCATTGCCAATTTAGTGTCTTTTCTCGCCTCTCTAGGCGCGTCGACCACTATTTTGTATGATGGGACAGGGAACGGTGCTGCTTCGCTGATTAGCGGAGGGATTTAAGGCTTAACGCCACCATAACTTAACGTTATGTCTCTCTTCGCGACAGCGGACAACGCCGATTTGCGCGTGTTAAAACGCGCACCGGGAACTACATGGCCAGCAGTCCTACAGCCGGACGCCGAAGACATGAATAGATTTAACTATCATGATGCTAAGGTATTCGGTTCGTGGGACACTGGCCTGGAAGCATGGCATTTCGTTCTAGTGGACTGTACAACGTACATGTCTAGCTAGATTACTTCGAGGAATCACAGGGTGCTTGCATGCTCTAGGAGTTATTCCATTATGGATAACAAGAAGAGCCTAGATAACGGTTTAACGGTTATCGCTGCAATGCTCTGTGACGCGAATGCGTCTCATGGAGTTGTGTTCAACACTTCAGCACTCAAGCTCACACTTCAAAAATGTGAGCGAAGAATGCTTTGTGAAGGAGTCGGTTTTCTCACGAAAACCCTTCCCCGTCTTGGTAAGCGCTTTGATCAAGCACTTGCCGGAGCAGATGTTATGAACTGTGCCAATAGTGGATTTAAACCCATAACTGGTACTAAACTTCCGAGGTTTCTCGGTGAGTTTTTCCTAACTATCTTCTCGAAAGACGGTTATCTCCTTCCCGATCCCGACGCGAAAAGCGTTAGAATCGTAAGACAGATACTCGCCGCTTTCGGTAAGTATAAACTGCCTTATGATGATGAACAAGAAAAAGAGGTCATCTCAGCTTTCGAAAAAGCGGAGGAGGATCTCTCTGCAATGGACGACTTCTTCGAAAAGATCGAGGAAGCTGTTCATTTTGACTATATTAATCCTACTGGCAGCCGGTGGCGCGGACGGAAGATTGAAAATTTTCAATCTTCTGAAGGCGTTTCTCTTAAACCCGTAGTTAATATAGTACGCGACGCAAGAAATTATCTTAATCGATTATTTCTTACGTTTGATCCTACCGACATCATTCCAAAACACGGCCCAGGGGCTGTTGCTACCAAGCAGCGGCACTCTGGGAAGTATAAATGGGACAATGTGAGTAGTCGTATCACTTCCGTCTACCCTTACGACGAGTATTTTACCTCGTCGGTCGGGCACGTCTGTGACACGTACCGAGCGTTTAATCGCGTCGGTAATAAGAGTCTTCCCGCTAGAGTAATTCTAGTACCGAAAGACTCGCGTGGCCCTCGCCTTATATCCTGTGAACCCGTTGATTTTCAATGGATCCAGGGTGGCTTAGGCAGTGCCCTAGTAGAGCACGTAGAGCAACATCCCCTTTCAAGGGGTGCTGTTAACTTTACGAATCAAGAAGTCAACAGAAATAAAGCCCTTGCGGGCTCAATATCTGGAGATACTGTGACCTTAGACCTCAAAGAGGCCTCTGATCGCATACACTTGAAGCTAGTTCGCCTACTCTTTCCTGAAAGCTTATATAGCTATTTAGAAAATTGTAGGAGTTTGTCAACAGTGTTGCCGTGTGGAAAAGAATTACCGCTTAAAAAGTTTGCGC